AACAAAACAGGATATGTATGAAGCACTATATACTCTTTATTATGTTCCGTCTGGTGCTGACTTGTTGGATTTTCCTCTTGCTGCTTGTGTTTTTGACACGGCTGTTAACATGGGGGTGTCAAAGGCCAAGAGGTTCCTCAGAGAATGTGAGGGAAGATGGGGGACATACCTAGAACTTAGGAGTGTGAATTATTTAAGCATCATAACCCACAACCCTAAGCTCGCAGTATTTCAGAATGGTTGGATGAATAGAATAAACCGCTTAAAAACCTTTATTCTTGCGGAGCAACCTTCTCCTTAAGGGCCATCCTAAACGTAGGAAGTCCACTATATACATTATCTACTTGGCAGGCAATTTCTACGGCAAGCTGGATGTCGGCTCCTAACAGATGGGCTGCTCTAGCTGCCTTTCCTCCACTCCCAATAGCAAAGAAGTCTGCTTCCACTTTCTCAGGTTCAGGCCCCCCATGTGTCCAGATGTAAATGCCGTCGGATCGTAAAATTATCCCGACAATTTCATCTTCGGAATATTGGGGGGTTTTCCATTTGGGTTCGTCCTTCTCTTTAAACCCTTTCTTCCCCCACTCCAAGAAACGAGTACAATCTCCCCCGTCTCCTGATGCTCCTATAAGGCAGTCTGGACCTCGTACAATTTTCATACAGGGATAGGCAAAGCCTTTCTCCGCAATGGATACTCGGCTGTCTGCCACCATTTCTGTGCGGTTACATGCAATTGTAGTCAATTTGTAGGAACCCGCTTATCTTCATGACATACATCATAAATTACTTTTCCATCTAATACAACTGAAATCCGAACCTCTTTAGGGTCAATAGGAGTATTAGGATAGGTAGCTAATTTTTGTGTCCATGCCGGAGCATAAGGATGGAAAGTAAGTCTTCCATCGGAAATGAGACTACATAAATCAAATTTCCTAACATTTCTAGCATATTTCATTATAGGGTTTTCCGTTTAGTGATGCATTTCTTAAGGATGGTTACAATGCTTCCCGGATTAAGACTCTCTGAGTTCATCATCGGGGTGATTTGTAGCACTTTCTTATCCTCATAAACCCTAATTCCAGCACTCTTGACAATGAGAGGATTTCTGTCAATGCCTCCCTCATGCCAGCTACTCCCAACTGCCCAATGGTCTTCCCACTCAACTATTTCTACGGGATTGGCGGAATGTTTCCGCAATTTCTTGTTCTGCTTCTTTTTTGTTTTGCTCATTTATCCTTGCCTTTTTAGTTCTTTCAATGCGAGTACGGTATTTTGGAGAGAGAAGGTCCCTCTCCAAGTCTTCCTTAGTTGTCTTCTTCTTCATCCTCAAACTCTGGAGCAATGAGGTCAATGCGGTCCTCTATAATGTCATAAAATCGGTCAATAAGGTCCTCAGAAGAAATTCCTAAAATTTCTAATAAGTCAACTTCATTTACCTTTTTTAGTTCTTCTTTAATTTCTTCTAAGGTTAGGGGCATATTATTCCTTTATTTCTTGAACTGACTAACGTTGAAACGAACCCTGTCACCAAAGATGAAGGCAAAGGGAATTCCTATTAAATCTCCACCAAGACCAGCTACAGCAAATGTTGTCAAACTGTCTGTAATGGAAGTAATGGCATATCCTATGACAAATACGCCTGTAAGAATAGACAAACCAGCAGCAATGTAACGAAAGCTCGCTCGTAAGTCAACCACCCATTGAGACGGTGTTCCATATGGATTATCCAATTTATACAAAGCCTCAAGTTTCCTAACGTCGCTGTCAGCCAGTTTAATTTGGTCATCTATAGAGAGTCCTACCCATCGAGTTGTAGCAGCTTTAGAAACATCTTTCACTGTCTCTATAAGCATAGGCCCAAAGAGGGCTATTAGTGTACTTATCATTTAGTTAGTTGCCTATAACGGGTCATAAATGCTTCATATGCTTCGGTAGGAGACATACATTGAGGAAGGATGCCACGGCGTCCAGAAGACGGCCTGTAGTCCTCAATCCACTCACACTTGTTTAGAAGGGCTTCTGCCTCTTCCACAAGCATAATACGGTCACACTCATGGGTGTCTGCTGAAATAGGCCATGCAAATCCCCATTTCTTTGCAATGATAGCCATAATACCGTCCTCTACATCCCGATAGCTTTGTAGGGTTGCCTTAATGGGGCTTGGCATATCCACTAGAAATGCCTCGGAAGCATCGTGTAGAAGTCCCTCCAAGGGATTGACAGCGAGATAAGATACAAACAAGCTATGTTCAGCAACACTATAAAACTGCTTAATATGACCGGCAAAACGACATTGTTTAGAAAGGGCCTGAGCGATGTCTTCAATGTTAATTTCCTTTGGATCAGGATTGTCAAAATAAAAACGTCCTCCAGAAAAGGTTTGAATCCAAGGACCAGTTTTCTCCGGGGTTGGTTCAACAAGTTCTACATCTTCAATACCCATTGGTGCAACTGCAAGATTCAAATTAAACAAGTTTCATAAGTCCTAAATTGGCAATTGTGTACCCTGTAAACATCCAACCAGTACCTACAGAACCCTTACAAAACTGATCGAAAGCTACTCCGGCATATATAATTGTAACTACAATTAGTAGAGGTAGGCTCATTCTACAGGCTTCCTATACCTGTCATCCAACTCTTCTCTTCCTTCGTGGATGAATTGGCTGAGGAACAACAACTCGCAGATGGCATGGTCGATGTGAGATAGCTTTGTTTCTTCGTCGAGGTCTTCACCATCTGAGAAAGCTGCAACATGCCGTAGAGTCGCACCAAGGAGCCTACGATATTTAAGCCCATCCCTCCAATTGTCAGGGCCATATTTGACAGCCCCAAACCCAAGCACGCGAGACACGTGCCCAAGAGGAAGCATAGGGAGTAGGTCCATTGGATTTTTATTGGAATCATATTTTTTAGCAGTTCCTTTAGGTTGTGAAGAAGAAGTTGCTTGGAACAGTTCCGTAGTTGGTATATAGCTCATTTAGTTTCCTTATATTTGCTGTCGTAATAGGGCCTAGCAACTCCAAGTCCTTCTGTTCTTTTTTCAAGGGAAGTAATTCGGGTTTCGAGTCTTTCCCATCGTCTGTTGAGTTGGTCAATGTAGTCTTTCAATGTGTTAACGCTGTTAACTCGTTTAGTATTAAGACTGCCCATATTTCCTCTTAAGATAGGTCATACTCACTGGCATTTCATCGAAGCTTCCATTCTCAACCTCGTGCAACATCCATATACCTCTCCAATGTTTGTTGCCTTGCGCCCCAAGATAGGTTTCTTCATGTTGATAAAAGCTTCCTGCAAACAATCCGGTAAGCTGTTCCCCATCGGCACGATTAGCGTAGGCAATTTGTCTTTGCTGGACGTGTCCCATAACTGCCGATTGATGGCGCTTTCCAAGTAAAGCTGCTGCTGAAGTGACTGGACGACCAAGGATTCCAGATGTAAAGTAGTGACAATAGGCAACCCCGTCGATGATAACTGGTTCCAAATAAGGATAGACCTCCCATCCATATTCTTCATAATGCAAATCCTCCATTGCAATTGTACCATCAAGTTTAGCATCACTTTCAATTGCCCTAGTGATGCGGTCTTCATGATTGCCTAGCGTAAGCACCATACGAGGATGATATTGTTTATCCCGGTTCTTACGGGCCTTAGCATTAAATTCCCACAGAGGACCTAAGAACAGTTCCATGCCTTTATGGGCAGCTTCAATGTCGCTCTTATACCTACGCCCCTCATATGCCTTTTTACCTACGTCATAGCTAGAGAGGCTTGGCATGTCTGCAAAATCCCCTATCATCACAATGACATCCGGTTTCTTTTCTACAGCATATTTACCAGCCCATAGAAGGTGATCTAGAGGAACATCGGCCTTAACTTGTGTATCTGGTATCACCATATGCTTCATTATTGTAGTTCCTCACTACCGGGTGCAAAGGAGTGTATGTCGTCTACACTTTTCATAGGGAGTGCTCCTTGTTGAAGCAAATAATTCAAACCTACAGATATAATGAGGTCAAGTTCTTCGCTCGTAAGTTCTCCTGAGAATGATACAAACCCATCTGGTCCTTCGAGTGTTTTACTTACTTTCATCTTGCCTTTCTTGTTTTGTTTTTATGGCATGACATTTTTTACATACAGCTTGGAGGTTGTCTCTCTCACAGAATAGCCGTGCTATAAATTCATCCCATGTTTTTGTAGAGCCAATAGGTTCTACATGATCTATTTGTATTTGGGTAGAAGGAAATTCATCAAGACATATAGCACATAAGTAGTGCTTGGCTTGCCTTTTTGAGGACTTATTTTCCTTAACACCTACAAATGCTTCTGCTAAGGTTTCCCACTTAGGGGGCCAACGTCTCCATGCATTTCTAAGAGCAGATGTAACAAAACTATTAAATCTGCCTTGAGTCCATTGTCCGTTGTTATACGGCTTCTCTTTTACTGTGGCTCTGGTTCTACCCATCCTACTCCCTCTTCCCTCCATATCCAGAGAAGAGAGGCATTAAGCTTCAAATCTTCGTAGGAGGAATAATTTTCTAACACCCAATTAAACATATCATACTCGTCATCCAAGGCGTCAATGTCGTTCCATACAGCCTGAATGAATTTGGTGGGTTTAACTCTAGCCATTCCATCAAAGCCGGGAACATTGTCGCTTTTGTCTCCTAACATCACTTGTTTCCAGAAGAACCGCTTTCCTTCTGTTTCGTCTATGAAATACTTCTCATCTTTAACGAAGTTATAAAAGCTTCCTCCTAGCTGGTGGAAGTCCTTATCTATGGAAGCGATAATACAATCGCCGCCTGTCTCTGTGTGAGCAACTCCTATAGAGTCATCTGCTTCACAACCATCTGACAACTCGGCATTCCATTGAGAGATAAGGTGTTCTTTGGTAGCATACAGGTGTTTTGGAGGCACCATGTCTTTTCTATTGGCTTTGTAGGCCGGGTAAAGTTCCTTACGCCAGTTTCTAGTCCCGGAAAGAAAGGCCCTGTATTGGGCAGAGCCAGTCTTTTCGAGAATAGAGTGCATAAGGCCGTCTGCTCGAATACAGGCTATACTAACATCGTCTCCCTCTTTACAGGAGGCGGATGCTCGATAGGCCACGATGTCCGCATCGGCTAATACCAGCATTAAGCTATTTCAGGTTCTTTAAGTTCAAACTCATCAGCAGCGAGTTCTGTGTCTAGAACATATGCCTCAAATTCCTTAGCAATGGCAATTACTTCATCTGCTGCCGGGGTTTTCTTCGGGTCTTTGAGTAGTTCTACAGCCGAGCTAATGGAGCTTTGTCGGATGATGTACACTTGTCGCTTAGCACGTTCTTCAGGTGTTTCGTATGAAGATCGAACAGGCGCTTGAGTGGCTTTTGCAGAACCTCCACCCACTGAGCCTCCCACATTCTTGCCCGTGGCGGTGGCGTCTGTCCATTTCCAATAGTTTCCAACTTTCTCGCTTTTGACATCGAAGAAATCTCCGGGTTGTGCCCCTGTTAGGGTAGCATAAGCATTCTTAGAGTCTTTATCAAAGGACACAATTTTCTTGCCATCAGGCTTACCATCGGGACCCTTGTACATAATGTTAGCTGTTGAATACTTGCCGCTATTTACCACTTCAACTTTAATGATTTCGATGTTAATGAGATTTCTCCTTGAGAGATTCAACTAATTTAATTAAGTAAGCAACTGCATCAATACTAAACCTACCTTTACCATCATTAAGACTCATTCCTTTAGTTGGGAATGTAGCCTCCTCTAATTCCCGTTTAAGACGACGGAGGATTGGACCCATACTCTTTTGCTTGGTGGTCAATGAGATATTGCTTCTTTATCTGAGAAAGCCGAGCTACAGTGTAGGTGACACCATATTTATCACGAAGAATACGCAGGAAGTCGCTATAATTGCCACCAGAAGTTAGATGGTTAGCGAAGTCCTTAAGTGCTCCAGATTCTTTCCAATTAAGTTTAATTGTTAATCCTTTCTATGGAAAACGAGAGGACATGATCGCCCTCTAAATATGCAAAGTCGTAAGCTTCTTTCTTACTTTTAAATTCCTTAATACTTACAGTATTATCTGTATATCTAATTCTTAAGATATATATTATATCATACCTTTAAAGTTTTGTCAAATCCTTAAGATTAGAGCCATAAGAAATTTCTCCAGAGAGAGGTAAATTGAAGTCCACATGAAAAAGTTTACTAAGGTTACTAGGCAAATCCAAAAACATATTGTTAACAGAGTTAACAACGATTTCCAAGTTCCCGGACGGGGTATCAATGACAATGGAATCATGGACAGTGGAAATAAACTTAATATTAGGGTACTTAGAAAGCTTGTTATACAAACTAACGCGAGCAACAGATACAATGTCGGCTCCTAAACCCTGTACAGGGTAGTTTAATATGGTAGTGCGAGGCCATTTATAGTTGCCATACTTGTCTTGGTAGGGCTTATATTTGTACACACGGCCTGTGGGCATAAGAAGTTGCCCGGTAGACATGGCTTCGGTCATCCATGCGGTATGTTGTGTTCTTATTGCCGAATATTTCTTATAAAATTCTTCTATAACATCATCCCAAAATGTCTGGCTTTTAGAAACCTCCATAAATTCAGGGTCTTTTGAATAGGAGTATCCAGTTCCTCCATATATAAGCCTAATGTTAGCTGCATATTCCTATGCAGAGCAGACTATATCATCACCCTTATTGGGGCTAGGCGCTTCCACAGTCTCCTGTGTACTCTCTTTCGAGATAGTCGTTACACCTTCAAAGGCCCTCCAACATTCATGTTCAATCTGATGGCATCGTTTACACAACACCTCCAAATTATCAGGAACATTGTTCATAGGATTATGATCTTTGTGGTGACCTGCCCAACCATTCCTCAGGTTCTCGATTTTATTACCACATCGTTCACAACAATTATTTAAATCTGCTAGACGGTCCCTAGCCCATGCACGAAATGTATTTCTTCCATGCTTGTAGTTAGAGTTGGCTTCTCCGGGAAGTGCTCCACTACCTTGTCCCGTTACAGCATTATCCTTATGCCATTGTTTCATGACGGCTAAATTTTTAGTCCTAGCACAACCGTCACATCTTTTATGGTTAGGTCCACGCCGTTGAAAAGTTTTTTTACAGTCTAAACAAATTAACATAATTTCCTTTGCTTGGCTCGGTATTGTCCGTTCTGGAGGTCCACCGAATTCACCTAGTTTTAATTCCGCCATTTTAACGGAATACAAATATTTTAGCAATGGTGCGAGTTGGCAGCTTAAAACGGGCTTGGTTGTCGGCATGCTGATCGACGCCTGTGAGTATTTCCTTCATCCCAACAGGGTCTTGAGCAAACCAATTAATCCCCACCCACTCTATAATCCCTTCACATCAACATTAATGAGCAAAGGGAACCTCCTTTCCGAGGGACAAGTACCCTCGTTTGGAACGAAGTGAAAACAAAATTAGTATTCATCCCTCCAATCTAGAAGCATAACAGAAGTTTCATATTTATCTTGTAGGTCTTCAATGGCTGCAGCCGCGTGCTCCAAATCATCTGCTATCCGGTCCCGACCCGCGTCTCCATTTCTGAGACGCATTTCCCTACGTATAGAGGCTCGAAGTTTAAGACGAGCAACTAGGTCTTCATACATTATTTTTGGCGATTGTATAAATCAATTTTTTCAGTAATGGGATTTGATAGGTCTGGTTTAACATAGTCTTGTCTAGCCCGTTCCACAGCTTCCTCCACTGAAATAGGTTTGTAATTGTTAACATCTACTCCTACATCATGTTGCATGTATTGAGAGATATAGGTTCCATGGGTATGCCCATGTAAATTAATCCACCCTCTTTCCCATTGTTGAAAAGGGAAATGACAGAGAACAAATTTAACTCTCTTGGAGACACGTAGTAGTTCATAAGGTTGCATAATTTCACAACGTTTAGATAAGTCTTCAGTAGTACATCGACCTTTCCTATCGTGATTGCCGGGGATAAGGTAAATGGTTCCTTTAAGCTCCGACATAAGTTCTAGTGTAGGATCAGGTTTACCAAATGAAACGTCCCCTAGAAGATATACTACATCATGTATCCCTACTACACTGTTCCAATTTGCTACAAGACAAGTGTTCATTTCATCGACATCTCGATATGGCCTATTACAATATTGTA